GGGGTTAGGTGATCCCAAAAATCTTTATGTCCGTTTTTAGGAGGAATAATGGGTTTAGTTAACGCATGGAAAGGCTTTTTTACGTCAAATCAAGACATATTTGAGCAAAAACCTGTAAAAAAACGCAGAAGGTCGTATACAGGAGCAAGAGTAGATAGATTATCTGCCAGTTGGGTAACTAACCAAACATCTGCTGATCAAGAATGGAAGCAAGGAATTGTAAAACTAAGATCAAATGTACATGATCTTGTTCGTAATAATAATTATGCTGCACAGGCAATCAGATATTCTACAAATCAAGTTGTTGGTACAGGTGTAAGATTACAGGCACAGATAAGAAAACAAAGAAACAATGAGCTATATACAAAGTTAAATGAGCAGATAGAAGGTCAATGGTCTATGTGGGGTAGAAAAGATAGCTGCGATGTAAGAGGTGTTTTATGTTTTTCTGAGCTAGAAAGATTAGCTGTTAGGTCAATGATAGAAAGTGGCGAAAGTTTTGTAATAATGCATCGCAAACAGTTTGGCAGAAGTAAAGTACCTTTTGCATTAGAGGTAATAGAAGCAGATCAACTAGACGAGGATTACAAAGGTAAGTTATCTGATCCTACAAATGTATGGAGACTAGGCATTGAGATGGATAGATTTCAACGTGCTGTTAATTATGCGTTTCTTACTAAGCATCCTGGTGATAGTAATTTTTCTGCACCTATCGGACAAAAACAACATATTATTGTGCCAGCAAGAGATGTAATACATTTATTTATGCCACAAAGACCAGGTCAGCATCGTGGCATACCATTTTTAGCTAGTGCTATAAGTCATCTTAAACAACTTGATGGATATATAGAAGCAAGTCTGATTAGATGTCGTGCAAGCAGTGCGTTAATGGGATTTATTAGTACACCAGAAGGAGAACTAGATCCTGGTGGAGAAGTATATGACTATGACAGAGTAACTAGCTTTGAGCCAGGTCAGTTTAAATATTTAGAACCAGGTAGCAACGTAACTATTCCAGATATGGATAGTCCTAATGGAGAGTTTGATCCTTTTGTCCGTACTATGTTACGCAGTATGGCTAGTGGTTTAGGTTGCAGTTTTGAAGCTATTAGCTCTGACTACAGCCAGAGCAATTACAGCAGTAGCAGATTAGCAATGATTCAAGATAGAGATCATTGGCGTACAATCCAGCAGATGCTAAAAGAAAATTTTTATCAACCAATATATGAGGCATGGTTAGAGATGGCTGTTATGAATAATGCATTACAGCTACCCACATATGAGACAGAACCAGAAAGATACGAAAAGGTTAGATGGGTATGTAGAGGATATAGCTATGTTGACCCACAAAAAGAAGTAATGGCACAGCGTGATGCTATCAGATCTGGTCTAAAAACATTGTCAGAATGTATTGCGGAAAATGGTGGTGATGTAGAAGAACTACTTGTACAAAGACAATCTGAGCTAGCTAAGTTAGATAAGATGAATATAGTGACCGATTCTGATCCAAGTGCTACAACACAATCAGGTGGTTCACAATTCAAACCTGTTGGTAGTATTGATCCATTTGGTGATACCTTAGAGCCAACAGGCGAAGATGCAGAAAACATATCGGAGGAAGCAAGTGGCAACTATTAATGGAACAGAAATAGATTTAACGCCAACTGCTGGCATGAAAGAGG